CTGGAATGTCACGTCAAGAAAGAATAGCATTAGAATCTTACTATAAGCATCTAGAAAAGATGATGAAACTACAGAATGATTCACTGGCTAAACAACTCAGAGCTCTTATTAAAACTAACAGACAAGATAATAGAACAGATAGAGTTATTGTAAGACAAGAGAATAAACAACCATGGGCTTGGGTAGTTTTAGCAGGATTTATACTTGCAATATTAATATTTTTAAAAAGTGTATTGAAGCATTATGGCATATGAATTTTTAAAATCAGAAACAGGACCAAAGATTCTTGTGCAAGCTGTAAAGATGATTGGGACTAAAGAAATTGTAGGAAAAGAACATAATCCTGAAATACTACGTTGGGCTAAAGTACTTAATCTTCAGAATTTTTACAATTCAGATGAAATTCCTTGGTGTGGATTAGCAATTGCTTATGCCGCTCATATGGCAGGTGTACAAGTAGTTTCAAAACCATTATGGGCACTTAGCTGGTCTAATTTTGGTGTTGCTGTAGATGAACCTATGTTAGGAGATGTTCTTACGTTTAAAAGAAATGGTGGAGGTCATGTAGGAATTTATGTTGGTGAAGATGATAAATGTTATCATGTACTTGGTGGTAATCAATCTAATGCAATGAATGTTGCACGTATTGAGAAATCAAGATTATACAGAGCTCGTAGAACAAAATGGAAAGTAGCTCAGCCTAATAACGTAAGAAAGATATGGTTAGATCCAAAAGGTAAAATTAGTACAAATGAAGCTTAAAGTCATGGTATTTAGAAACAACTGGAAAGTAAAGAATAAGCAATGGGATAAATTTGCTATTCGTTTTAGAATGGGTAAAATTGACTTTTTTACAATAGAAGTCGATATATCAAGAGAATTTTATATGCTAACTGTTCTAAATTTTACTATTAAAAATCGATAATAGTACTTATTACGCTACCCACAAGAACAGCGTCCCAGAATAAGTCTTCTGCTTAGGCCCTAATTTTAAGGGCCTATTTTTTTAACTATATTTTGTTTAACTATTTTTTATTATATTTGCGTATGTTTAAATATAATAACTATGTCAACAGAAGTAAACCAACAAGAATTATCGCCTGAGCAAATAGCTGAGATGCGAAAAAGAACACTAGAGTTTTATAAATCTAGAATTAATTTTCTTAAAGTACAATGTGAATATGAAAAACTTGTAGCAGATATAGAAGATCATAAGTTAAGAGCTCTAACTGCACAAATTAAATATGCACATATTACAGCTCCTGAAGAAGAACAAGAAGGAGAAGAAACTAAAGAAAAACAAAAAACAGAATAATCATGCCTAAAGCTAATCTTGTAGAAAAACGTGTAAGAATGAATCGTCGTGATATTATTAGATATCAGTTGATGACTCATGCTTTCATAAATTCTATATCATATAGTGAAGCTGAATTAGATTGTTTAACACTTCTTGGAGTATGGGGAGAGATTGATCTTTCTGATTTTTGTAATTATGTAGTTGATGAAAGCATCTTTAAAGTATCTCAAACAGCTCGTAATTTCTTAACTAAAGCTGAGAAAATGAATCTTATAGATAAGATTGGTACGAGTAGAAAAAAAATAAAGCTTAAAGATGATTTGAAAGTACAAACTACAGGTAACATTATATTAGATTTTAAAATAGTTCACATTGATACCCAAGAGTCATAAACAATTTATAAAATCTACTGCAGAAGATACTGATCAAAAAGAAGTTCTTGTATCAGATGTAATAGGATTTTATTACAGCGCATTGCGTAAATCACTTACTGATGTAGAATCAATAAACATTAAAGTAGATTGTTTAGGTACTTTTAGAGTGAAAGAAAAACAACTTGTCAAACTTAAGTGTAAACTTGAGGATCATTTAAAAAGACTTGAGAATCCTGAAACGTTTGGTCAAATGAAAATTAAAAAAGAAATACAAGAAAAGTATGATAACTTATCACGTGTTTCATCACTCTTAGTATCTGAGCGAGTAAGACAACGAATTCATAGAGAAAAAAGAAATGAAGAGACTAAAGGAAATCTGGAAGAATAGAAAATTGATATTCCAAGGTATATGGAATACAATATTCAGAAAACAGTATGTAGAAAGAGTAGCTGCTGAAAGATTAGCTATTTGCTATGATTGTGAAGGATTAGATGAGGAAGGAAAAGATTGTGCTGTACCAGGAACACAACCATGTTGTAAAGCATGTGGGTGTTCGCTTGCATTTAAAACAAGATCTCTTTCAGCATCATGTCCATATAATCATTGGGTAGCTCTTGAAGAAGATGATGAAGAATACGAAGATGAAGACGAAGAATAAATATTATGTGGGCAACATTTGAACATAATGAAGATGAAGAGGATAATGCGTATCACATCGTTCCTTTAGATGACGATCACATGCATACTTTATCTAGAGAATGTGAGTGCAGACCTCAAGCAAAAGCAGTAGATGAATTATCTACACTAGTAATCCATAACTCTTTTGATGGTAGAGAAGCATATGAAGAAGCTATGGAAATTATTAACCCTCCAGAAGATTAAAATATGGCAATACAATTCACAGCAACAGATCACAAGTACCAATCCATAAATCAAGACGAAAAAATAGAATGGCTAAGCGTAACAAGCTTAGTATCTCTCTTTAAGATTCCTTTTGATAAGGAAGGTCAAGCACTTAAATCTTCTAGAAATAAAAGATCTAAATGGCACGGATTATCAGTTCAAGAAATAATTGAGATATGGGATAAAAATAATTCCGTAGCTCTAGATTTAGGAACATGGTATCATAATGAACGTGAACAAGACATAGTATCATGTGATACTATCGGAAGACTAGGTTTAAACATTCCTGTATACAAACCTATTGAAGAAAATGGAATCAAAATTGCACCTGAACAAAATCTTGTAGAAGGAATATATCCTGAGCATATGGTCTTTCTTAAATCTGGAGGAATCTGTGGTCAAGCAGATAGAGTTGAAGTAATTCAGAATGTATTAAACATTTATGATTATAAAACAAACAAAGAAATCAAGAAAGAGTCTTATAAAAATTATGAAGGTGTAAGTTCTAAAATGTTTGAACCAATAAATCATCTAGATGACTGCAACTACATTCATTATGCATTACAGTTATCTATTTATATGTATATTATCATTAAGCATAATCCTAATTTAAAACCAGGCAAACTAGTACTTGAACATATTACTTTTAAGAAGTCTGGTGATGATAAATTTGGAAATCCTATTTATATAAAAGATAATAAAGGAAATCCTATTGTAGATAAAGTAATTCCTTATGAACTTCCTTATCTTAAAAGAGAAGTTATTAGTATGATTAAATATTTACAAAATAATCCTGAAATTAAATCTCGTAAAAAATGACAATAAAACTATTTGATGTAGAGAATGGAGTAATTAAAGCAACGGAGCATTGTTATACAATTAACTGGCTCCATGATATAATGGTTAATTATCCTGATAATCATCTTAAGATTTATGCGTATATCTTTTATATGACATGTCCTAATCCTGAACTTAATCCGTTCTTTAACATGCCTGAAGATGATAAAGAAGATTTAATTTTGCAATCTATTAATCTTGATGTATCAGTAGATGATGATTTAATAACTAAAGCAATTGAAAAATGTACTATCTTGTACACTACTCCAACATTAAGAGCATATAATGGTATTGCAAAGATGTTAGATAATTTAAGTTATTATATGGAGACAGCAAATATTACAGCTGGTAGAGATGGGAATATTAATTCTCTTATCGCTGCAGCTAAAAACTTTCAAGCTATTAGAGAGTCATTTAAAGGTGTACTAAAAGATCTTGAAGCAGAGCAAAGTAAAACATCAGTACGTGGAGGCCAAAATTTAGGATATGATCAGTTATAATGATCCAGAGTTTATAATCCCTACATGGAATAATGGAAAGTGGGAAACATCTTCTTTTGATACTAAAGAAGATTTTATAAACTTTCTTACTCCATTATTTAAAGAACCTGGATTATATGAATTTGATGATACATCATTTATATTTAATGAACAGGCTCGTAAGTTTAAAGAGCAAGGAGAAGTATATTGTATGGCTCCTTATATGAGTAGAGATTTTATTAATTACTGGGATGATCAAAAAGAAAAATGCCGTAAAGGAGCAATATTTAAAAATGGAGACAAAACATGGTACCTACCACGTGACTACTACATGTGGCTTAACTTCCTTCCAATATACGATAAGGAAAAAAAGAACTTTGACTTCGCAGGTGTGCGTGATGCACAATATCACATGGCACTATACGAGTGCCTTGCAGAATTAAATTACAAGCACTGTAGTATACTTAAGAAACGTCAGATTGCTTCTTCATATTATCATATGGGTAAGTTTATCAATCAGATCTGGTTTGAACGTGGTGTTATACTTAAGTTAGGAGCATCTCTTAAAGATTACATCGGTCTAGAAGGATCTTGGAAATTTTTAGATGAGTATCGTGCATTTCTTAACTCTAAGACTGCATGGTATCGTCCTATGAATCCAGGTAAAGTACTTACATGGCAGCAGAAGATTGAGGTAACTGAGAATGGTCGTAAGCAAGAAAAAGGTCTCAAGGGAATGTTACAGGGCATGTCATTTGAGCAATCAGATACAAAAGGTGTAGGAGGTCCATGTTCTTACTTCTTTTATGAGGAAGCAGGTATTGCGCCTACAATGAATAAAACCTTTGAATATCTACGTCCTGCAATGCAGTCAGGTAGTATAACTACAGGTCTATTTATTGCAGCAGGATCAGTGGGTGATTTATCTCAATGTAAGCCATTAGAAGAATTTACTATGCATCCAGATGCTAATGGTATGTATGGTGTTGAAACAAATCTAATAGATGATACAGGAGTTAAAGGTCGAACTGCTTTATTTATTCCTGAACACTGGTCTATGCCACCGTATATTGATAAATATGGCAATTCACTTATAAAAGAATCATTAGAAGCAATTGAATTAATACGAGAACAATGGAAGAGAGATCTTTCTCCTGAAATTTATAGATTACGTATTTCTCAGCATCCTATAAATATTAAAGAAGCATTTGCTTTCCGTGATGAATCAGTCTTTCCACTTCTTCTTGTTGGAGCTCAAAAGAAACGTATTGAGGATAAAGAGTATCCATATGAATATATTGAGCTTGAAAGAATGATGAATGGTGATATAAATCCTAAGATATCAAGAAGATTACCTATTATGAAGTTTCCTGTAGATAAGAAACTTGAAGATAAACGCGGAGTACTTATTGTTTATGAAAGACCTGTTCCTGATTCTAAATGGGGTACATACTATGCATCTGTTGACCCCGTAGGTGAAGGTAAGACAACTACATCAGAATCCCTTTGTTCTATACATGTATACAAAAATCCTGTAGAGGTAACCAGAATTACTGATAAAGGAGTAG